TGGAACAAAGGCTGTTTCTATTGGAAGAGGATTGGCAAGTGGCGAAGAAAGTTTTGCGGCTGCTATAACAAACAACTCAAGTTCCTACGGGGCTACTGGGGCTAACAGTGTGGCGATTGGGTATCAGGCCAAAGCAACAGCCGGCTTTTCCGTTGCCATAGGGCAAAGTGCTATAGCTTCAAATTCGTCAGCTTTCGCTATTGGACCGAATACTAGAGCATATAATGGTAGTGGCATGGCTATTGGCAACGGTGCAGAAGCACAAGGGAATACTTCTACTTCAATAGGCCAAGATACATACTCAGGCGGTAACAATAGTTTTGCTTTAGGGTTGCAATCTAAAACTAATGAAAAAGGCAAGTTTGCATATGCTTCTGGTCAATTTAGTTCTAAAGGCGATGCTCAAGGCGGTATATTTATTCTTCGCAGTGACACTACAGATGCAACTGCCGAGGCTATGACTACAACCAACACAACGGCGTCAGCAACCAACCAAGTCGTAGCCGCAACAGACACCTGCATTACATTCCACGGCACTGTAGTCGCAATGCAAAACGGGGCGCAAGCCCATGCTGGTTGGGAGATAAAAGGCATGTTGGTCAACGATGGCGGTACTACAAGTTTAGCCCTTGGTAACGTATCTGACATGGCGGCTACAAATGCCTCTAGCTGGGCAGTGGCACTCAGTGCGGATAACACGAACAATGCTTTAAAGATACAAGTTACAGGCGAGGCTAGTCATAACATTCGTTGGGTGGCTAATATTCAGACTTCGGAGGTTACATACGCATAATGGGTCAAATTGAAATTAATCATACAGGGTCTGGTGGGGGTGTTGTCCTTAGTTCTGATGGCACTGATCTCTTACTAGGTGGCAGTGCTATTGGCGGTGGTGGTGCTTCTGCTTATACTATTAGTGGCAAAACTGCAAACTATACAATTGTTGCTGGTGATCTTGGAAAAATTATAAATGTAACTGCTAATGATGTTACACTAACCCTTACTGCTGCCGCAACTTTAGGTGCAGGATGGTTTTGTTATATACGAAATAGCTCTGCTGCCAGTGGGGACATAGTTACCATAGACGGAAATGGTTCTGAAACCATTGAGGGTGGAACAACATATGCATTGTACCGTGATATGGGGGTGCAATTAGTCTGCGATGGCAGTAATTTCTTTTTAGTCTATACGGGTAACTCTGGATTAGCCTCTAATGTTTTAACCACAGATAATAGTAGTTATTTTCAACCTGTTGCTAGTGGAGATCAAAGTATTGCGTTTGGGCAAAGGGCAGAGGCTACAGGATATAGGTCCATTGCGGCTGGTGGGTATTATGCTAGAGCGGAAGCTAGTGAATCTGCAGCTATTGGTGGATCAAGTGCAAGAGCTAGTGGCAATAACGCTTTAGGAATGATGTCTTCATCTCATGCTAGTGGTGCTAACAGTATTGCTATAGGTTATAATGCTTCTGCTAACTCTGCTGAATCTGTAGGTATAGGAGCATCTGCAAAAGGCTACGGCACAGCAGCAGTTGCGCTAGGTAATTCCTACGCCTCTGGCACAGACAGTATAGCATTAGGTATTAATAATAACACAAGTAGTTACGGGGCGCAGGGTAACTATTCTTTAGCCCAAGGCTCTTCAGCAAGAGCCGTTGCAAGTAATACAGTAGCACTACACCAAGGCGCACATGCTTCGGGTAGTGGCGGAACCGCTATTGGTTCATATGCGCATGCGGATGGTTCAAATTCAACTGCAATAGGAAATTATGCTGATGCAGCAGGAGATGATAGTTTTTGTTTCGGAGGTAATAGTAATGCTGACGGGGAATATTCTTTTGTTTTTGGACATAGATTAAAAGCAACAGAAAAAGGTAAATATGTTTATGGTTTTGGGCAATTTGCCTCCCAAGGTGATGCTCAAGGCGGTAATTTTGTTCTGCGTTCAGACACTACTGACGCTACAGCAGAAGCTATGACTACAAACAATGCAACAGCAGCAGCAACTAATCAAATCGTAGCAGCATCTGACACTTGCATTATGTTTTCTGGAACAGTTGTAGCTATGCAGAATGGTGCTGCTGATCAAGGTGGTTGGGAGATTAAAGGACTGCTTAAAAACGATGGCGGTACAACTACCCTCGTTAATTCAAACGTCCAGACATTTGATGACGGTAATAGTTGGGCAGTAGCCTTATCAGCCGATAATACGAACAACGCACTCAAGGTACAGGTCACAGGAGAAGCCAGCCATAACATCCGTTGGGTTGCTAATATTCAGACCAGTGAGGTGACGTATGCATAGGAGTAATAAATAATGGGTGCTATTAATGTAGACAATACTGGCTCTGGTGGAGCAATTACGTTATCCAGTGATGGCACGAATCTCTTATTAGGTGGTAGTGCTGTTGGTGGCGGTGCTGACTTATATGCTGCTAATGAAAGCAGTCCTGCAGGACAACCTTCGGCTACTGGTGCCAATGCTATAGCCATAGGTGATAGTGCTACGGCTTCTGGTGCAGATACCTTTGCTATAGGTGAGTTAGCTATTGCTAGTGGTGTAAGTGCGCTTGCACTAGGAAAATCCAGAGCCGCTGGTAATTACGGTATAGCGATAAATGTAGACAGTAATGCCGCTAACATGGGAGCAATGTCTCAGTATTCTATAGCTATTGGTACTAGTACACAGGCAGGGGCGCAGGGTACAAACGTAAGCAAATCTGTAGCGTTGGGTAATGAGGCTAAAGCAGTGGGTGAGCATAGTACCGCTTTGGGTGCTGGGGCAGTAGCATCAGGAAGTTATTCTATTTCTATTGCAGGTGGGTCCACTGATTCTTCTGCAACAGGGGGTTCCTCTGTTGGCATAGGCAAAGGGAAAAGTACGGGTCAGGGTTCTGTAAACATTTCCGGTAACGATGCTAGTTACAATGCTCAAGCCAGCGGAATTGTTCTAGGAAAGGCTAATATCCCTAGCGGGGGCAGTAAAGGGTTTTCTGTAAATATCGACTCTCACACTAACACCTATGGAGGTGCTGGTTCTAACAGTATTGCTATGGGTAAAGAGGCGAGAGCATCTGGTGCAGGTAGCATAGCACTTTCCACAAAAACATATGTTGGCGGTGCAGCGGCTACTGGATCAGGTAGTGTAGCAATTGGCGATGGTGCTGCTGCTAGTGGACTTCTCGGAATAGCAATAGGCCGAGGCGCAACTGCTTCGGGTACTATGTCGATGGCCTATGGCAGAGATTCACAGGCTACTCAAGAAGAGTCTAAGGCTTTCGGCTATCGGTCTTACGCTGACGTTGTTGGCTGTTTTGCTTATGCCAGTGGTTACTTTGGGTCTGCAAATGGAGATGCTCAAGGCCGTCAATACATCCTTAGAGAAGCGACAACAGACGCAACTGCAACGGTATTAACTACAGATTCTAACAGCGCATCAGGAACCAATCAAATAAAAGTCCCTACAGACAGTGTGGTTGTATTTGATGGGGTCATAAGCGCCTGTCAGAATGGGGTAGCTGCTTACGCTGGTTGGCGGGTTGAGGGGATAATTATTAATGATGGTGGGACTACAACAGTACCTACCAGCGCAATCACGGTTATAAATAATTCAAGTTCGTGGGGTTTGGCTTTAAGTGCCGACAACACCAACAATTCATTAGCTGTTACCGTAACGGGAGAAGCATCACATAACATTAGGTGGGTTGCAAACATACGAACCGTAGAGACGATCTACGCTTAAACAGTCGTGCTTAAAAGGAGCAAAATAAAATGGCTATTACGAATAACATCACTACAGAAAATTCACAGTACGGTATTGCCTTTAACGGTGCATACTACCGCATTGTTACAACTGCAGTCAGTCGGCAACGTGGTGCTGATCCAAAGTTCAGCGTCATGATTGACCTGTCTGGTTATGCTGCAACTCCTGATGATGACACCCGTGAGGTGGATTTCAAACGGTATAACGCACCGCTGGACGCTGTGGAAGCAGCATCTGGTGCTACATTTCTAGCAAAATGCTATGCTTGGGTCATGGCTCAAAATGATATGGACGGTAGTTCAGCGGCATAGGAGTTAGATATGAGCCTAACAATTAATCATCAGACGAATGACATTAGTGCTACTAGCGGCAGTGTGACGATTGACGGTGCTGCGAGTTCGTTCAACTCTTCAACCTCTTGGGCGAGTGTTTCAAGAAGTAGTGGGACAACCTATACAAATTCTTTGTCTTATCCAATTATGTTTAAAGTTACTGGCGGTGTCAATGGGTCTATATCAATCACTGTCAATGGTGTTCAGATTCACAATATGACAGCTGCTTACTCGAATAGAGAAACGGTTACTGTTATCGTTCCTCCGGGTAAAACATACTCATTCTCAGGATCGTCAATACAAGGAACATGGATTCTAAGTTAGGAGAGAACATGAAAGTCTATAAGAATCAAAACGGAGACACTTTTGCTTATGAAGCAGATGGCTCTCAAGATCATTTAATTTCGGCTGATTTGATCCCCATATCAGAGGAAAAGGAAAAGTATCTAAACGATATTAAAGAAAAGCAAAGATTTGCCAGCTTATCTCATGATGAAATAAAGAATCACCGTCATGCTCTTTTACTGCAAACTGATTGGTGGGCAACATCAGACCGTACAATGACAGCGGAGCAAACGGCTTACCGTCAGGCTTTGCGGGACGTACCCGCACAAGCTGGGTTTCCTACAAGTGTGACTTGGCCTGTGGAGCCTAGCTAATGGATATTAACTGGACAGTAGTAACAATAGTTGGTGCCTTGTTAGCTCAAGGTGCTGCTATTGTCTGGTCGGTATCTAGTATGGTTTCTGATATTAAATATAATAAATCTGCTATAACAGAGATGCGTATAAATAATGAGAGACTAGCTAATGACGTACATGAAAATGACGTTATGATTGCACGTATTGACGCAAATGTAGAAGCAATCAAGGATGCATTGAATGTGGTTACGACTAATCACGCACAGAACTAATTAAATGATTGACCCCGTTACAGCTTTTGCTGCAGCGAATGCAGCCTTCAAAGGGGTCAAGATGCTAGTAGGTGCTGGCAGAGAGATACAAGATGTATCACAGCAACTAGGTGCATGGTACGGTGCAGTAGCTGACATTACTAGGGCTGAGTCCCAACGTAAGAACCCTACGTGGTTAGACAAACAAACACACGGCTCTGAGAATATAGAACAAGAAGCAATGGACATTATTGTTCGTAAGAAAACATTGCTTGAGAAAGAAAAAGAAATAAAGTTTATGTTAGACTTTCGTTTTGGTGTAGGTACATACGATGAAATGTTAGGTATGCGTAGACAGATACGTAAGGAACGTGAAGAGACTGTATACAAGGCTATGGAAGCTAAACGACAAATACAAAATAACCTAGCCATAGCCACTCTGTCGTTCCTAATTCTTGGTACATTAGGTGGGGGCATTTATTTAGTAATACTAGGAGTTAGTTAATGAGTGTACTTACAGTTATGCCTTTAGTGTTGGCAGGTTTATTAAGCAACCCTGAGTTTGTAATATGCCAACTAGCAAAAAGAGTAAAGATAAGAGAAGAAAAGGTTTGCATTTACCGTGGACCTAATGGTACAATAGGGTATCACTATCCTAGTTATAGTTTTAAAGAATGCCCAAAACAATTTATGTGTAG